GAGAATGGATGGCCTGTATAAATTTTTAACTTATTATAATGATTCTAAAGACTTCGATCTTCTCGCAGTAGCACCCAATGTATATTTTGATTTTTCAGAATGTCAAGGAGCAACCTATGCAATTCAAAACAGAGGTACATTAACTCGACTGCCAGATTTAACCGCAAACGTAGTTAAGAGTAGTTCAATGATCACATTATCAAATACAAATGGGATTAGCGAAGGTGACTGGATCTGCTTATATAATCCAACTAACTTTAGTTATTCTAAATTCCGTGAGTATTATCGTGCTGGCGAATGGATAAAAGTATTGTCGGTATCTAATAATATTATTAAAACAGCAAGTCCTATATATGAATCCTATCAAGCTGCAGATATGCAGGTTTATAAATTAAATAGTGTTAAATGCCACATCAAAGGGATTAAAATTCTCAATAATTCTACAACATTAGCGGGTTCAATTTTATTTGGGCTAAGTTCAGACACTAAAGTGTCAATTAAAGATGCGTTATGTCAACAAGAAAGTGTTGTTTTATTTGACAGGTGTATTAAACCATTCTCAGTCGGTTGTTATGGGATAAATAAAGGTGCAAGTTCTGATGACTATTTTATTTCAATAGCAAATTGTCAACATGCAAGACACATTGGAGGAGATATTTATTCACGTCGACATGCGGTTGCTTTAGGTGGTAACGACCAGTTATGTTCCGTTCCAACCAGAGACTTTCGTAGCCAAGCTGGAGCAATTCTACGTAATGATCCAGAGTCAACAGTTGGCGCGGCTGATATGCATGGAAATGTTGCTCATTCATCATATGATGATTGCATCATTTATGGTGGGTCGAATATTGGTGGCGGTGATGAGTGTTACTATCGACGATGTAAAATCATTTCAGATCCGTATGGTCGAATTGGATTCACCCGTGAGGTATTAGGCGGAAATCACGGATGGATTGATTGTGAAGGAACAGTTATTGCTGATCCACAAAAAACTAGCGGAAGAGGAATATTCGATTTTGGTGGAAATTCATCTGTTTATAATTCATATACTGAGAAGAACTCTACAATTATTTTGAATAAAATTGTTCTTAATTCGGATGTACCATTTGAACTTAACTCTGTCAGCATGGCAAAACTTGTGAACCGAGGTACCCGTCAAAAGATTAATGCAAATATTGATGATATCACTCTGAATTTCTCTCAACCAATCTATAATATTTTCACACTTTCTATAGATACTACGGATAATACAATTGAACCAACTAGTGACTATCTAATTGTCGATAACATTAAAGGAAAAAAACCAACGGGGTATTATTGTGCTACAACAACCATAAATGGAAAGTCATATACAAATATGCCTATGAGGTTACCAAGAATTTCGGGTTCAACTACTATTGTTACTGCAGATGCTTCTCAGTGCTTAAGCCCTACCGTAAACCTTCCCGCTTCATATAAAAAATATAAACTTTCATTAACGCCACGAGGAGTTGATGGAGCTACAATTAATTCGTTTGGAGGTAAAAAGAACCCTTGTCTTTCTGTAGCTACGCAAGGATTATCTTCTTTTAAAGCTCAACTAACTTCAGATACAAATTTTACAGCAGGAGAAACTATTGAAATTATGTATGAGGCTACGATTCGGGAATGCTAAAGCATAGGACTCATTAACTTTTTCAATAAATTTTGGTATAACTTGTAAAAACGATTTTCACAGACCAAGAAACTTACACTTTTGATTTAGTCATGCAAGCCTGTTTGTTGAATTAAAACCTCAATTAACAGGCTTTTTTATGGCTATAGATCAATACCACCACGGAATCCGTGTCTTTGAACTCAATGACGGGATCCGGCCAATCCGAACCATTGCAACTGCAATTTCAGGCTTCGTTGCAACTTCAGATGATGCAGACCCTTTAGTATTTCCAGAAAATCAAGCAGTACTAATTACAAATATACAAGCTGCAGTAGCTAAAGCCGGTAAAAACGGGACTTTAGCAAAAGCACTTCAAAATATGGCCAACCAGACCAACGCTATTTGTGTCGTGGTCCGTGTACCCACTGCAGTTGATGAAGCAGCTCAAACTGCAAACGTCGTTGGTACTGTAACCGCTGAAGGTAAATATACTGGCCTTAAAGCCTTACTTGTTGCCAAATCAAAGTTAGGTGTTCAACCCCGTATTTTAGGTGCTCCAGGGCTTGATACTCAGGCAGTTGCTACTGAATTAGTTGTTATTGCTAAAAAGTTACGTGCAATGGCCTATGCCTATGCCTGGGGCTGTAAAACCAAAGAAGAAGCAGTGGCATATCGTGAAGCGTTTGCTGCACGTGAACTCATGATCATTTGGCCGAACTTTGTAGCATTTAATACGACAACGGCTCAAACAGAAACCGTACCAGCTGTAGCTGTTGCTATGGGATTACGCGCAAAAATCGATAATGAAACAGGTTGGCATAAAACCCTTTCAAACGTTGCAGTATCAGGTGTAACTGGTATTGATGCAGATGTGACTTGGGATCTTCAAGATCCAGCAACTGACGCTGGTTATCTCAACAGTAATGAAGTCACTACTTTAATTCAGCATGAAGGGTTCCGTTTCTGGGGATCCCGTACTTGTTCTGATGATCCATTATTCATCTTTGAAAACTATACACGTACTGCTCAAGTCTTGGCTGACAGCATGGCTGAAGCACACATGTGGGCAAATGATTTACCTCTTCATGGTTCGTTAGTCACAGATATTCTTGAAGGTCAAAAGGCCAAGCTACGTGAACTCACACGTAATAAATACCTCATTGGTGGCGATGCCTGGTTCGATCCTGAAGCAAATACTTCCGATACCTTAAAGGTTGGGAAATTGGCCACTGATTACGATTACACCCCTGTCCCACCGTTAGAAGATCTGACATTCAGACAACGTATTACTGATCGTTATCTCGCTAACTTTGCTGCATCTGTAAACGCTTAAGGAGCTTAACGCATGGCTTTACCTCCAAAACTGAAAAATATGAACTTCTTTAATGAAGGGAATAGCTATTTAGGAAAAATTAAAACTGTTGTTCCACCGAAACTGGCCCGTAAATTGGAAGGCTATCGTGGCGGAGGCATGAATGGCACAGCATTTGTTGACTTAGGCCTTTCTGATGATGGTCTTGAACTTGAATTGACATTAGGTGGATTGGATCTCATCACTCTACGTCAATTTGGTATGGAAAAAATTGACGGTGTTTATATGCGTTTTGCTGGTGCATATCAACGTGATGACACAGGTGATTATGATTCAGTAGAGATCATTGTTCGTGGTCGACATGAAGAGTTAGACCGCGGTGAAGCGACACCGGGTGAAGATACCGAGCACAAAGTTAAGTCTAAGCTGGTTTATTACAAAGAAGTAATTAATGGCGTCGTTGAAGTCGAGATTGATCTTCTTGGCTTTAAAGAAACCATTGGTGGCGTAGATCGCCTTGAAAAACAACGAAACATCATCGGTATTGTATAAGTTTCCTTCCCTTCTGTAGTCCAGTACTGCAGAAGGTTTTTTTATTTAACTTTTAGGATATTTCCACATGAATCAAATTGATCAAGCAATTAACCAGGAACAAATTAAAAACCCAAATGAAGAAGTGGTGACTTTAGAAGAACCAATCCGTATGGGTGAACAAATGATTACTCAGGTCACCATTCGTAAACCAGGTGTAAAGGCATTAAGTGGTACCAGTCTCCAGGCTATTTACCAGCATGACGTAGATGCACTTTGTAAAGTCCTTCCACGTGTTACTTCCCCAGCACTGACACCTCAGCAGATCTACCAAATGGACCCTGTAGATTTTGCCAATTTAGGAGGGCATTTGGTCACTTTTTTGTACCCGAAAGCCTTACAGAAGGAAATCAAGGCTCAGACAGCCTAGAGCTGGTCGATGATGTAGATGAGGCAATAGCTAATATTGCCGTCATCTTCCACTGGCCGCCAAGTACTTACGATGACATGGATATAGTTGAATTGAGCAAATGGCATCGTAGAGCACTCAAAAGAAATCAAATTAACTAATTAGAGTCCACCAATTTAGAGTCCACCAATGGCAGATTTAAAATTAGAAGTCCTATTTAATGCAGTTGATAAATTATCTGGCCCTATAAAAACAATCGTTGGTGGCTCTAAAACCTTATCAGATGCCTTTAAAAAGACTTCATCTGAACTGAAGGCACTAGAAGCCCAACAACGTAAAATCTCTGGCTTCAGACAACTTAAAGAACAATCTGAAAAAACTACACAGGCCATTCAACAGAATAAGGAAACACTTAAACAGCTCAAAACGGCCATGAATATTGGTGCCCCTACCCAACAGATGGTTAAGGATCTGGCACGTGCTGAAGCTGCACAAAAACGCCTGAAAGCAGCTCAAAAAAATCAAGGCTCAGAAATGACGGCTTTAGTTCGTGAACTTAACCAGGCTGGGATTAGTGTTGACAATCTGGCTGATGATGAATCTGAGCTGAAGAATAAAATCCATCTCACGACGATGGAAATTAATAAACAAAAGGAATCTTTAGAACGTCACCAGAAAGCCCAAAAGCAGTATGAGCAAATGCAAGGACGTATGGCCAAAGCATCGGATCTGGCAAAGAAAGGTTTAGCAATCGGTGCCGTTGGAGCTGCTGGTATTGGTTATACCATGAAGCAATATGAAGACGCTGAAGATGCTGCAATGGGACTAAGAGTGTCCATGATGCAGGCTAATGGCCAAGTATCTAAAGAATATGCTCAGATAAATAAACTGGCTAATGGTCTAGGTACCAAATTACCAGGAACAACTGCTGATTTCCAAAACATGATGGCAGTGCTAATACAACAAGGTATTTCAGCCAAAGCAATTCTGGGAGGTGTTGGCGAAGCTGCTGGTTATCTTGGTGTTCAAATGAAAATGCCGTTTGCAGATGCTGCCGAATTTGCTGCGAAAATGCAGGATGCTACCAAAACCACTGAAAAAGATATGCTGGGTTTAATGGATGTAATCCAGCGTAGTTATTACCTTGGTGTTGATAGCGGAAATATGCTGCAAGGCTTTGCCAAAATCTCGGCTGGTATGAAAACCATTAAGGCCGAAGGTCTTGAAGGAGCCAAGGCTATTGCCCCACTTTTAGTCATGGCCGATCAAACTGCAATGGCTGGTGAAGCAGCAGGTAATGCTTACAGTAAAATTTTTAAATCTATGATGGATTCTAAAGGAATAGCTAAAGCATTAAAGGATAGTGGAACAGGTATTCAAATGAACTTTACCGATGGTAAAGGAGAATTTGGTGGACTGGACAAAATGTTCAAGCAACTTGAAAAACTTAAAGGTCTATCAACTGAAGCTCGACTACCCATCCTTTCTGACATGTTTGGTAATGATGCTGAGACTATTCAAGCATTAAACTTATTAATTGATAAGGGACAAAATGGCTATAACGAAGTTATTGCCAAAATGCAGAAACAGGCAGATTTACAAACCCGGGTAAATGCCCAATTAAGTACTTTAAAAAATCTGAAAGATGCAGCTGGTGGAACATTCACTAGTATGCTTGCGCTGTTTGGTGAGCAGTTAGCGCCTCAATTTAAAATGCTTATTACCGGGTTCACTAATATCACCGAGAATGTCACAGCTTGGGCGCAAAAGAATCCTGTATTAGCAAATACCATTGCTAAAGTCGTGGCTGGCGGTGTCTTACTTATAGGTGGTATTAGTGCAATAGCCTTGGGACTAGTCACCATTCTTGGACCTTTGGCCATGCTTAGAATGTCGTTAGGTGTTTTAGGTGGCGGTTTTGGTATTATCACCGGTCTTCTTAAA